GGTGTGTTGGCGGCCGCAATTTTTAGCTAGTTGTAGGGTTTTAAAGGCGTTAATTAAGCGAAAGATCTGTCTCTGACAATGTTTATATCGCTACTAATTTTTTTTATATCGCTACTTATTTGCGAATTAACCTGTAACGCATATAATGAATCAAAATTTGATAAGCAGTTAAGTGACATCCATATCTAGTGTGAACATGGCAAAGAAGATAGAACATTGGTCAACGGAAAGACTTATCCCTTATGAAAAGAACTCAAGAACACATAGTGAGGAGCAGGTAGGACAAATATCTCAGTCTATTGTCGAGTTTGGTTTTCTAAACCCTATTCTTGTAGATACAAATGATGGAATTATTGCGGGACATGGTCGGTTGCAAGCGGCCAAAGAATTAGACTTAAAAGAAGTCCCAGTTGTTGTCTTAGATCATTTAACAGAAAAGCAAAGAAGGGCATATATTATTGTTGATAATAAGTTGGCCCTTAATGCTGGGTGGGATCAGGATGTCCTTTCAAGTGAAATAGCAGAATTAAATGAAGCAGACTTTAATATTTCGTTATTAGGTTTTACTGAAGCAGAAATTGATGGGCTGCTAGAAGAACCGTGGGATAGTGATATTGATGCAATGGATAAAATTGAGGCAAAAGATTCGGAGGTTAAGGCATCGATTAAAATTAGTTGCAATGAATGGGATAAGGAGCAAATAAGAGAAGCAATAACCAACACGATAGATCAGTTAGGTCTGGAGAATGTTGATGTCAGCTAGGAAGCTCAATATCTTAGTGGCTTATCCTTATTTTACTGAAGGGATCAGGGCTTACTTGTTAAACAGAGATCCAAGTACCTTTCGGCTCATTGTGGATAGTGGAGCTTTTACAGCTTGGAATACTGGGGCAGAAGTAACGATGGAGGGATATACAAAATTCTTAAAAACAATTCCAAAATCATGGGAGTGGAAGGCGGTCCAGTTGGATGTTTATGGGGATCCGGAAGGAACTTATATCAATTGGAAAAAGATGCTGGATATGGGCTTTGATGATGTCATGCCTGTCTTTACTCGTGGTGATTCTTTAGAACGGCTTGAAGAATTCTACGAGGCTACGGATTACATAATGTTCGGGGGTATAGCTTTCGGCGGTGAGAATAAAAATTATATTAAATGGTTTAGTGAGGCAAATAAGGGAAGAAGAGTTCACTGGCTAGGTTTTACGAATATGCCTTTTATTAAGCATTACAAGCCAGAGTCAGTGGATAGTAGTTCCATTACTTCTGCCCAAAGATATGGCTCTATTGTTTATTACAAGGGAAAAGGTGTATTAAAGACACTCAATAAAAAAGATTTTGCTAAGAAGCCTCCATTGGTTTTCTTAAATGAGTGCATTAAAAGAGGCTTCACAATGAAAGAATTAAAATGCCTTGGAGTCTCTGAGTCTTGGGTGGGGGCAGTTAAGACACCTAATAAAAAGAACCTAAAAGGTTTCGCAAGTTTTGTGAGTTACTGTCACCACGTCTGGAGAGGATTTGATGTAGAAGATAATCTTGGCACGAAGATTTATTTAGCCTTTGCCACGGAGCAAGACATGGCAGGATCTTTCGATGCTTATGACTTTATGAAATTAAGGGGGGCGATCTGATGTGTAGTATTTATGGAGCGTACACCCAAGAAAAAAATGGTATAGATCCCATTATTTTAAATACTGTTCGATTAGGAGCAAAAGACCGAGGCCGTGATGGTGGAAGAAAAGAATATTTTGGACTTCAGGGTGATGCTTATGCTGTTATGGGAAACTGGAGGGCTACTCCTACAACGGAGATAGGGAAAGCTCCTTTTCAACCTTATGGAAGAGTCGTTCATAATGGAACAATTGCTAATGACAAGGAACTAGGGGCAAAAGAAGGTGAAGTTGACTCTATGGTTCTGGATAGAGTTCTTAATAGTGATAATCTTGTTTCTTTTCGTAAATCCTTAAATCAAATCAAGGGCTCTTATGCGATTGGGATGGTGGGGACTGATCGGGTTTTCTTAGCTACTAATTACAAGCCGATCTATTTATTGAAGCGTGAAAAAGCTATATATTTCAGCAGTATGGAACGGCACTTGCTCCCAGTCTGTGAACTAGGGGTAAGGCCACAAAGACTTCAGCCTTATAGTGTGCTAGACCTTAAATCTGGTGTAAGTGTAAAGATACCAAGAGAGACACATAATAGAAGAGCTTTAGTGATTGCTTCTGCAGGGCTAGACAGCACAACGGCGGCATATATGTTAAAGGCAGAAGGATATGAAGTTACCTTGCTTCACTTCACTTATGGTTGTCATGCGGAAAAGAAAGAAACTTCTTTGGTTCAAAGGATTGGCAAAGATCTTAATGCTGATGTAAAAATAATTCCTATTAATTATTCTCATTTTGCTGGGGGTTCAAGTCTTTTAAATAACGATGAAGAAAATATTGCGGAAGGAATAAGTGGGGCAGAGTTTGCCCATGAATGGGTTCCAGCCCGTAACTTATTAATGATTTCTAATGCTGTGGCTTATGCGGAAGCAAATTCCTTTGCTTATGTCGCTCTTGGAAACAACCTTGAAGAAGGAGGTGCATACCCAGACAACGAAGAAGAATTTACTCACTTATTAGATATAGCTTTAGATTATGCCGTTCATGATGGGGGTTGTGTTCGCTTGCTTGCTCCTGTTGGGAAGTTAATGAAACATGAAATTGTAAATAAAGGGCTTGGTCTTGGAGTCCCTTATAAATTGACGTGGTCTTGCTACAAATCGGGGGATAAGCACTGTGGGAACTGTGGCCCCTGTTTTATGCGTCAAACTGCTTTTCGGCGAAACTACGCACATGACCCAACACTTTACGAGGTTTCTAAACCATGAACATTTCTGAAACAATTAAAAATAGAATAAAACTAGACAAGGCAAGTTATTTTGCTAATGACAATATTGCTTCTTATATAAGAGAAGGTGAGCTAGAACTTTTAAAAAAAGAAGTAGAAGAAAAGTTACAAGGTCTATTAGAAAGTTTAATTATAGATACTGAAAATGATCACAACACGGTTGAGACGGCAAAACGTGTTTCAAAAATGTATTTAACAGAAGTATTTAAAGGAAGATATGAACAATGTCCAAAGGTAACTGATTTCCCAAATGCTAAAAATTTAGATCAGATTTACACAGTTGGTCCAATTTCAGTTCGTTCGGCATGTTCTCATCATTTAGTTCCCATTATTGGAAAATGTTGGATAGGAGTAATTCCTAGCGACAGAGTAATTGGTTTGAGTAAATTTAATCGAGTGGCAGATTGGGTTTTATCACGTCCACAGATTCAAGAAGAAGCAGCCATTCAATTAGCAGATACCATTGAAAAGTTGATTAAGCCTTTAGGGCTTGCAGTAATAATCAAAGCTCAACATCAGTGCATGACATGGAGAGGAGTTAAAGATAACGAAACTGAAATGGTAACAAGTGTTATGAGGGGTATTTTTAGAGATCAATCAGAAGCAAGAAGTGAGTTGATGAATATTTTTAATGGACAAGGATATAAATAATGAATAATTTTAAATCTACAAAAACTTATAAATCTTCAAAGGGGTTTAGCTGTTGTTTTCGTCAATGGAAAGCAGATTCTCATTGTAAGTATTTGCATGGCTACTCATTGGAAATTTCTATTCAGTTTGAAGCTTTAAATTTAGATAAGAGGAATTGGGTTGTAGATTTTGGGGGGTTAAAAGAACTAGAAAAAGATTTAAGAAATACCTTTGATCATAAAACAGTTGTATCTTCAGATGACCCAAGAATTGATTGGTTTTATACAGGTGAAAGACTTGGAATTTTGGATTTAGTAATTTTGGATGAAGGGGTGGGATGTGAAATGTTTGCTTTAGAAGTTTATACCCTTGCTAATGCGTGGTTACAAGAAAGTGAGTTCAAAGAACGGTGCAAGATAACTCAAGTAGAAGTTCGTGAGCATGGTTCTAACTCGGCTATCTATACACCATGAAAAAACTAAACTGGACAGGGTTTAATGAAGCAGTTACTTACATCGTTGAAGAATGTAAGTTTAAGAAACTAACTGGTGTCTATGGTTTTCCTCGTGGGGGGCTATGTCTAGCGGTTGCTCTTAGTAATTATTTAGATATTCCTTTTTTAATACACCCGAAAGAAGGCTGCTTGGTTGTGGATGATATTTATGACTCTGGTAAAACCCTAAATGAATTAAAAGGATTAAAAGATGCAGAATTCTTTGTATGGTTGTCAAAGAAACAACCTTCTTGGTGGAACTGTTATGAGGTCTTAGAAACAAATGAATGGGTCATCTTCCCTTGGGAAGACGAGAACCAAGCGATTAAGGGTATGGAGGAATATTATGCTACGAATTAATGAAGTATTTGATACTGTTCAAGGTGAGGCTTTTTACACGGGAAGTCCTGCCACTTTTATACGACTTCAGGGTTGCCCAGTGGGTTGCCATTGGTGTGATACGAAACATACATGGCACAAAGGGAGGGAAGGGAAACAAGTAAGTCCAGAAGCAATGCTGGCAAAAACTGGTGATAGCCCTGAATGGGCTGCCATGAGTGAGGATCAAATTTGTGGGATGGTTAGTAATTTAAAGCCAAGACATTTTGTCCTAACTGGGGGGGAGCCTTGTGCTCAATCTATTTATTCTTTAACTGAAAAATTATTACATCTTGGAACCGTTCAAGTGGAGACAAGTGGTACGCATGGGATCAATGTTCATTATGAGACGTGGGTAACTGTTAGCCCTAAAGTTGACATGAAAGGAGGGTTGCAGGTATTAGATACTTCTTTATTAAGGGCTAATGAAATTAAAATGCCTATAGATGGAGTTAAAGATGTTAATAACTTAAAAAAACTTGTTAATCGTGTTGATTTTACTGGTTATGTATGGTTACAACCTGTTAGTCAAGGAAAAGAAAACACAGATTTATGTGTCAAAACTGCGACTGATAATAACTGGAGAATAAGTATTCAGACTCATAAATATATGGGGGTCAGATAATGCCTTTAATGGACGCTAAGGGTTATGCAAAACATAGAAAAGTTAGTGGCCCAATGGTTACAAAGTATCTACAAAATGGGTTAATTCCTAGTGCTAAAAGAAATGGAAGAACTTGGATTATTGATAGTGATTTAGCGGATAAAGATTTAGAAAGAAGTTTACAAAAAGAATATAGAACAACACCTCAAAGCAAACCGCCTACAAGACAAATTGATGTCTTAACTGGACACCAAACCCCTGTTCCTTCTTTGGCGGCTAACAGGGCAATTAGAGAGCTTTATACGGCAAGAATAACAAAGCTTGAATATGAAGAAAAAGCGGGGAAGTTAGTTCCTTTGGATGAATTGAAATTAAAACTTGCGAAGGTTCATTTACAAGTAAGAGATCGCTTAAGAACAATCCCTGATCGAATTGCTCCTTTATTAACAGCCGAAACAGACCAGTCCAAAATTCACAATTTAATTGTGAAAGAACTTGGTCAAGCATTGGAGGGGTTACATGACATCAAATGGGGTTGACTTCTTAGTTAAATCTTGTATCAAGAACCTGCAATTTGAACCAGATATTACTGTTAGTGACTGGGCGGATAAAAACAGAATATTAAGCGGAAAAGCAAGTGCTGAACCCGGAGCTTGGCGTACTTCTCGAACTCCTTACTTAAAAGAACCGATGGATTGTTTAAGTGCAACCCATCCAATTCAGCGTGTTGTTTTACAATTTGGGGCTCAACTAGGTAAAACCGAAGCGGGGTCAAATTGGTTGGGTTATGTAATATCTACGGCCCCCGGACCTATGCTTATGGTTCAGCCAACTGTAGAGATGGCAAAGCGTTTAAGTAGGCAAAGATTAGAGGGCTTAATTAATGAAACAGAGGTGCTATCAGAACTTGTTGCACCTCCTAGAAGTAGGGACTCAGGCAATACAATGTTTAGTAAGGACTTTCCAGGAGGCATCATGGTTTTGACGGGTGCTAATAGTGCAACTGGGCTTAGAAGTATGCCTTGTAGATATATATTTTTAGACGAAATTGATTCGTTCCCTGCTGACCTCGATAACGAAGGAGATCCTGTTACTTTAGCAGAGAAAAGAAGCATGACTTTTAGTAGGCGAAAAATATTAATGACATCAACTCCAACTGTAAAAGATATGAGTAGAGTTGAAATGGAATACCTGCAATCTGATCAAAGAAGATTTTTTATTCCTTGCCCTAAATGTAAAGAAATGCAGTGGTTAAAATGGAGTCAAATTAAATTTGAAAATAATGATCCCAAGACCGTTAAATATGAATGCGAACATTGTAAGGAAAGATTTGAAGAGAAACATAAGGCTGATTTTTTAGAGAAGGGAAAATGGTTACCGACTGCACCCTCTGATGGAAAAACTGCGGGGTTTCATTTATCAGGTTTATATAGCCCACTCGGTTGGAAATCTTGGGAGGAAATAGTTAGTGAATTTTTATTAGCAAAAGGTGATGCCCCACGTTTGAAATCTTGGTGTAATACTGTTCTTGCTGAAACTTGGGAAGAAGATTATGCGGCAAAGGTAGGGGCAGAAACCTTAATGGAACGGGTTGAAGTATATGAGCCAGAAGTTATTCCAGAAAAAGGAGTGCTATTAACTTTTGGAGTTGACGTACAAGACAATCGTTTGGCGATTTCTGGATGGGCATGGGGTCGGGGAGAAGAAGGATGGTTGATATTGCATCAGGAAATTTATGGAGATCCGGGAAGTAGCGAATTATGGAAACAGTTAGACAAGATAGTTTTAAAACCTTATCCGCATGAATTAGGGGGTGGTTTTAGGGCTGATGTTATTGCAATTGACTCTGGAGGACATTTTACGAATGAAGTTTATGCGTACTGTCGAGAGCGTAAAAAATTTGGAGTTATTGCTATTAAGGGTGCAAGCGTTAAAAACAAACCTCCCATTGGCAAGCCTTCAAGATTAGACATCAACTGGAAGGGAAGAGCAATAAAAGGAGGAATAGAATTGTTTACTGTTGGAACAGACACAGTAAAGACAACTTTGTTTTCAAGAATGAGACATAACGATGAAGGGGAAGGGTTTCTTCATTTCCATCACAAGTTAGATGTTGAATATTTCAATCAATTAACAGCAGAAAAACAAGTAATTAGATATGTAAAGGGTTTTCCTGTTCGGGAGTGGGTAAAAAAACCATCTGCAAGAAATGAAAGCTTGGACACTATGGTCTATGCCTATGCGGGGGTTCATCGGATGTATCAACGAAAAGATAGAAGAACAATTTGGGATCAATTAGAAGAAAGAGGACTACCGAAATCGAATTTAAAAGAAAATAACGATAAACAAACGCTAAGATCAAGGAGAAAGGCGAAAAAGCCTAATTTCGTAAAACAATGGTGAGGGTCTTGTGAACATTCCAAAAAAGCTCAGGATGGGCGACACAACAAAATGGCGGGACGATGCTACGACTGATGTTTTTGGGAATGATGTAACGTCAACAGATTGGACTCTTACTTATTACTTAAGAACAAATGCGGCAAAGGGACATACAGTTGTTTCAAGTGCATATACAACAGGATGGGAAACAACTATTTCAGCCGCTAATTCAGCAACATTTATAGATGGCGATTGGTTTTGGCAAGCAGTAGCAAATAAGGGGAGTGAAACTTTAACTTTAGGAAGTGGATCAATAAAGGTTTTAAAAGGTCTTAGCTATAGCGGAACTCCAACTCCTTTAGATGGTAGATCACAAGCAGTTAAAGATTTAGAAGCAATACAGTCAGCCATTAGATCCATTGTCTCTGGAGGTGTTGTTCAAGAATATAAAATTGGAACAAGAGATTTAAAAAAATATGATTTATCAGATTTAATAATGCTGGAAAATAAATATAAAGCTGAAGTCGTAAAGGAAAAGAAGAGTGAAATGATAGCTAATGGTCTAGGCAATCCACATAATCTATTCGTGAGGTTTTAGTCATGGGATTTTTTGATTTTCTGCCAATTTCTGATTCTTTAAAAAGCACTCCAAAAGTTGAAACATTAAAAGAGCCAGAAAAAAAGATTAGTTCCGATCTTTCCAAAAGACGTTACAAAGGGGCAACAATTTCACGACTTACAAGTGATTGGGCGGCTTCAAGTAGTAGTGCTGACGCAGAAATAAAAACCAGTCTTAAAAAGCTAAGGGACAGAAGTAGACAACTTTGTAGAGATAATCCTTATGCAAAACAAGCAAAAAGAACAACACAAATAAACGTAATAGGACAAGGAATTAAACTTCAATGTCAAGTCCCAGCACTAAGAGGAAAAAAGAAAGATCAAAAGTTGTGTTATTTAATTGAAAAATGTTGGAAAGATTGGTGCAAAAGGGATTCTTGTGATGTTTCAGGTCAAAGAAGTTTTGTAATGCTTGAAAACATGCTTGCAGGTGCATTACCTGAAAGTGGGGAAGTTATTTTTAGGATCGTTCGGAAAAAATTTGGAAAAAGCAAGATCAGTTTAGGTCTTGAAATGATCGAGTCAGATTTATTAGATGAAGATTATCAAGGGTCAGTAAAAAGAAAAGGTAACGAGTGGAGGATGGGCGTTGAAGTTGATTCTTGGGGTAGACCTGTTCGCTTTGCATTTTTAACAAGACATCCCGGAGATTATTGGTTCAAAGATCCCTATGAAAAAACGAAACATATTTTCTTGGATGCTAAGGATGTAATTCATCTTTATTTGCCAGAAAGGCCCGGACAAAATAGAGGAGTTCCGTGGTTTGCTTCTGTTATGGACGACTTGCATCAAATGTCGGGCTATGAAAGTGCCGCAGTAGTTAGAGCTCGTGCGGGAGCGAGTTTAATGGGATTTATCACATCGAATGAAGGAGAGTTAGAAGCAGACGACGTTGAAGATGAACAAAGGGTTACGGACTGGGAAGCAGGTGTTTTTAAATATCTAAATCCAGGCGAGGACATAACTGTTCCAAATGTCAGCAGTCCAGATCAGCAGTATGAAATGTTCATAAGGTCAAAAACTCGTAGGTTTGCCAGTGGTTTTGGATGTAGTTATGAAACTATTTCTAGAGATTTTTCTGAGACAAATTATTCAAGTTCAAGACTTGCTTTGTTGGAAGATAGGGAACATTGGAAAATGCTTCAAACTTATATAATTGAAAATTTCCATCAACGAGTTTTTGAGGAGTTCTTAGATGCAGCCGTTTTAGATGGTGTTTTAAGTTTGCCTGATTATGAGCTGAATACGGATAGATATACAAATCCAAAATGGCAAGCAAGGGGGTGGAGTTGGGTTGATCCTCGCAAGGAAATTGAGGCGTTTAGAATGGGTGAAGCGGCTGGTTATTACACTAAGAGCCAAATCGTTTCGATGTTGGGGAATGACTTGGATGATAATATTCAGCAAATTAAGGCCGAACAAGATCAATTAAGTGAATCTGGAGTACAATTAGACTTGGATTTAAAGGTTATTAGCGAAGATATTTCAAGTGAATAAAAAAAGCATATAATGATGGACATAGCTATTTCATTGTTCTGTGGATTTAGAAAAACAAGAAACACCTACTTCTAAAAAAATTAAATTAGAGGATTTACAAAAGAGGGGAAATGGTGGCGAGTTAATACAAACTCGTGAAGCCAAAATTGAATCTGCGAGCGATTCAGATGAAATGTATTTTAGTTTTAGTTCGGAGGAACCTGTTGAGCGTTACTTCGGAAAAGAAATATTATCCCATGATGATGGTGCAGCAGACTTTTCCCGTTTAAATAATGGCACTGGACCCTTCTTATGGAACCATGACAGAGATACAGTTTTAGGCGTTGTTCGTAACGCACAAATTGACAACGATAAAAGAGGATACGCAACAATTAAATGGAGTCAAAATCCAGCAGCACAAGAAAAGAGACAAGACGTTGAAGATGGAATTTTATCTCAAGTAAGTTTTGCTTATAAAATTAATGAAGTTGAAGAAAGAGAAGAAGATTTTCTTGTTACAAAATGGTCGGCATTGGAGGTAAGTTTGGTTAGCATTCCGGCGGATTCCAGTGTCGGAATTGGACGTACATTTGAAGAGCCTATTACTATGAAAACAACAACTTCTTCTTCAGTTGAAGAAGTTACGACTTCATCTTCTGAAGTTGAGAAAGTTTCCTCCGATTCTTCGAGGGAAGCTGAGGCGGCAAATGCCCCACCAAGTCCAACAACAACTATTTCTCCAATGGAAGAAAAAATTGATGTGGAAGCTCAGACTAAGGCAGCCGTCGAGGCTGAACGTAGTAGAAGCGAATCCATCACAGCTATGGGTGACAAGTATGATTGCCCAGAGTTAGCTCGCTCATTAAACGGCGAGGGAGCATCTGTAGAAGAAGCTCGTACAAAAATTACTGAACTTCGTGAGGAACGAATTAACACTGTGGAACAACGTATTCAGAACACACCATCCAAAGAGGTGGGTCTTGAAGAGAAAGAAATTAAGAGATTTTCTTTCCTTCGTGCTTTAAATGCTTTAGCAAACCCAACTGACAAGCAAGCTCAAGAAGCTGCTGCTTATGAGAAGGAAGTTTCTGAAGCTGCTTCCAGAGCCTATGGCAAGCCAGCCGCAGGTATCATGGTTCCAAACGAAGTTTTAAAAAGAGACTTAAACGTAGGAACAGCAACAGCAGGTGGAAACCTAGTTGCTACTGAGCTTTTAGCTGGTTCATTTATAGACATTCTTCGTAAAAGAATGGCTTTAATGCAAGCTGGAGTAACAATGTTGACAGGACTTGAAGGTAATATTTCAATTCCAAGAATGACATCTAGCTCAACCGCTTATTGGGTTGGGGAAGGAGCTTCACCAACAGAAAGTCAACAGGCTTTTGATCAGGTGAATCTTTCACCTAAGACAGTTGGTGCTTATGTTGACTACACAAGAAGAACTCTTCTTCAGTCAAGCATTGACGTTGAAGCAATGGTTAGAGACGACCTAGCAAAGGTAATAGCTCTTGAATTAGATCGTGCTGGTCTTTATGGATCAGGTTCTTCCAATCAGCCTTTGGGTTTAACAGGAACTTCTGGCATCGGAACTCAGACCATAACCACTTATGGAACTTTTGCTGAGTACATCGGTATGGAGACAGACGTTGCAACAGCTAATGCTGATGTAGCTTCTATGAAGTATCTCGTTAATGCAGCCGCTAGAGGTGCATTGAAGTCAACAGAAAAAGCTTCAAGCACTGCTCAATTTGTTTGGGAAAATGATGAAATCAATGGCTATCAAGCTATCGTTTCTAACCAACTAGCAAACAATGATGTCGTCTTCGGAGACTTCTCTCAGTTTGTTGTTGCTACATGGTCTGGACTTGACTTAACTGTTGATCCATACGCAGGTGCAACAAGTGGCAATATCAGAATTATTGCTCTTCAGGATGTTGACTATGGTGTCAAGCAGCCCGGAGCGTTCTGCTACGGAACATAAGCATGAAGGTTGACATCATTCGCAACGTGATGGTCGCTGGAGTCCGCAAGGACTCTGGCTCAACCATTGAAGTTGAAGATCATGTTGGACACATGCTGATCGGAATAGGGAAAGCTGTTAAGGCGGCTGAAGTATGCGATCCAGTAAAAAAACCTGCGGCAAAAAAAGCCGTAGCCAAACCTAAGACGACCCCTGCTGACGAGTAAAATGGGCTTAATCCAACAAAACCTAGAGTCCGTCAATTTCATTGCGGGGCATCCAACAGCCACTAGAACGGCAACTGGACAAACAAGTGGAATTGATTTAAGAACGTACGATGGAGATGTTGTGTTTATTTTGGACTCTGCTGCTGGCGGTGGTTCAAGTCCAACTCTTGACGTAACTATTGAAGACTCTGCTGACAATTCATCTTTTAGTGCTTTAAGTGGTGCTGCCTTTTCACAAGTAACAGGATCCGCTTCTGCTCAAACGCTAGAAGTCAACAAGGATGGGGCTAAGCGTTATGTGCGAATTAAGTACACAATAGGTGGCTCTTCTCCAACCTTTACTTTTTCAGTTAATGCAATTGGCTTGAAGAAGTACGGTTAAATTATATAGCCCCTTTATTGGGGCTTTTTTTTTATGGCTTTTACTGAAAACTTAGATACTTATCTTTCTGATTTTGGTCGTCCTGTTATCTTTGGAAATAAAGATTTTATAGGCATATTAGAAATGCCTGATCAAATAATTGCAGGTGATATGGTTATAACAACTGATTATCAATTAATTGGTAAAGCATCAGACATGAGTACTCTAGTTTCTGGTGATAATTTAAAAATTAAATTAAATAATGTCATGGAAACCTTTGAAGTTAGATCAACAAGACTTATAGACGATGGAAGTTTTGTTGAAGTTATGTTAAGCAAGCCATGACAACAAAAAGAGAAACAATTTTAGCTCAAATAATTACGAGTTTGGCTGGAACAACAAATGTTTCAAATCGTATTTATAGGTCAAGAGTTACTCCTTTAGCAAAAGGAGAAATGCCTTGCTTAATTGTGGAACCTTTAAGTGATACACCCACATTAGGAATTAGTGTTTATCAATGGTCCTTACGGGTTAGAATTAGTGTTTTAGTTAAAGGAACGAAAGCAAATAGTCCCGACAAGGTTGCTGATTCTATTATTGAATCTGTTCACTCAAAACTGTGTACTGATCCAACTTTAAATAATACATCTTTAGATATAGAGGCTTCTTCAGTTACTTGGGAGTTAATTGATGCAGACCAAGCAAGCGGAATTGTTAGTATGGATTATATTATTAGATATCAAACGCTTCCAACTGACTTAACTAACTAAATGACCGCTAAGATAGTTGATAAATATGAGGGTCAAGGTGGTTCATTCATTATTGACCCCAAAACTGGCAAGAGAAAGCTCGTCGAGCAGACTCAACCTGCCGAACAACCAACCGATTCTGCAACTGAGGAAGTAGACGATGCCTAAGCTTTATCGCAAGAGAACAATCCTTGCAAAAACCGAGTCAACAGTAGGAACAGATCCAACTCCTACAGGTGCGGCCAATGCAATCAAAGTAAGAGAGCTTACTATTGAGCCAATCCAAAGTGATGAGGTAACTAGAGATCTTGTAAGGGGTTATCTCGGAAACTTTGAAACCTTGCTAGCGAATACAAGAGTTCAAATTACTGCGGAGTGTGAGCTTGCGGGAAGTGGAGCAGCAGGAACGGCCCCTCGCTATTCTCCTCTTTTAAAAAGTTGCGGTTTTTCCGAGACAGTGGCTTCAGGTACGAGCGTTACTTATGTTCCTGTTTCGGCTGCAATGTCTAGTTGTACTATTTATTACAACACAGACGGAATATTACATAAGATTACAAATTGCCGAGGAACTATGAGTATTGCCTGTGAGACAGGTGCTATCCCCACAATTTCTTTCACTATGACTGGAGTTTTTAATGCTCCAACCGATACGGCGGCTCCTTCTACTACTTATGCTCAGCAAGCAGATCCATTGATCTTTAAGCAAGGAAATACATCAGGATTTCAAATTCATGGACATTCTGGGGTTTTACAGTCTTGGTCTTTAGATATGAATAATGAAGTTGTTTATCGTGAGTTAGTAGGAGGAACAAAAACTGTTGAATTGTTAGATAGGGCTCCTTCAGGAAGCTTAAGTATAGAAGCACCAACATTAGCAACCAAGAACTTCTTTACTGCGGCGACTGGATCTGCAACTGGAACAAATACTTTCCTACATGGAACGACAGCAGGAAACAAAGTTCAAGTTAGCTGCCCTCAATCTGACTTAGGTGCTGTTACTTATGGGGACAATGATGGTGTCGTAATGCTTGAAATTCCTTACACAGCCGTTCCTAGTAGTGGTAACGATGAAGTAAGTATTGTATATACATAGATTATTGATTATGCTGTGCGTTACATAGTATTTATTTCGCATGGCTTTAAATTTAAGCAAATCAAAAACATATACTTGGCCCGTTGAATATGAATATCCTGAAGATGGTGAGTATAAAACAGTAGAGTTTATTGCAAAATTTAAAAGAATGCCTCAATCTTATTTGGTAAAAATTGGCAAATTAGGAGAGAGGAATGAAATTGAAGATACAGAGGTTGTCAAAGAAGTCTTAGCTGGCTGGTCACAAATAACTGAATTAGATAAGGATGGTAATGAAGTAGAAGTTCCTTTTAATAAAAAAAATTTAGAAACACTTTTAGAAATGCCTATGTTAAGTGCTGCAATATTAATTGCCTTTTTTAAAGGTGTTCAAGGAAGCAAAGTAAAAAACTGACAGGGGCCGTAGAACATTTATTGGGAGGCTCCAGAGTAGTAGATGATTCCTATAAAGATGCGTTGGCTTTGGGTGTAAAAAATTTCCCAGAGCCAGAGCCAGAAAAAGATTTTGAAGTTTATGAGGAAAATTGGGAGAGTGTTTTGTTGTTTTCAAGAGTAATGACTCAATGGAGAACAACAATGGGAGGAGTTATTGGTTTAGATTATGCCGTAATCGAATGGGTGTTTAGAATGTATAAAGTAAAAGACCCAAAAGCCATTTTTGAAGATTTTCAAATTATGGAAATGAAGGCTTTAGAAATCCTCAACAAAGACAATAAGAAATAGCTATGACAATGAATCTTGATACAACTTTTAAGCTTAAAGCAAAAGTTGAGGGTGGAAGAACTGTAACTCAGTTCAAAAAACAGCTAAGGGGATTAGAGACTTCTTCAAAAATGTCGAAGACTCAACTCGGCAAAATGAATATTGAAATTAATAGAATGGCAAGGGCCGCAGGAAATACAACAAGAGGATTAAAACAACATATCTCAGCTCTTCAAAATTTAAGGAGTAGAACTGAAATTGGAAGCAAGGCTTACAAACGTTTAGGAAATGAAATAGATCGGTTGAAAGGAAAGTTAAAAGGTTTAGACGGTCAAGCTTCTAAAACAGGATCAAAAATAGCAACTCTTGTAGCTGGGATTGGATTTGGAAGAGCAATTAAAGGAACAATCTCAACAGCTAGTTCTTATGACGAAGAACTTAGAAAGGCTGCTGCTATTGAAGGTAAGGGTGCAAATTTCGGACAAATAAAAACAGCCGTCGAATCAACTGCTTCTGTCGCTGCTGGAACACCTCAAGAGGTGGCTGAACTTGCTACCGTTCTTTCTCGTGCTGGTTTTAGTGCAGATAAGATAACTAATTCTTTAACAGGTATTGTTCGAGGTGCAGAAGCTACGGGTGTCGGGTTTGCAGAGATGGGTTCTGTTGTGTCAGACAACTTAAATGCCTTTGGATTGGAAGCAGAAAAAACGGGGGCATTAACTGATGTTTTAGTTACAGCAGCAAACAGTTCAAACCAAAGTGTCAGCGATTTAGGTGAAGCGTTAAAATATTCTGCTCCAGCAGCCAAAACCTATGGAGTAACCGTTAATGACTTGGCTGCTTCTATCTCCTTAATGGCCCAATCAGGAATTAGAGGGTCAATGGCTGGAACTGGCCTTTCTGTGGCTTTAGGCAACCTTCAAAAGGCCGCAGGGGCATCTAAGGGTGAACTTTTTGGGTTGTCCAGAGGTAGTGAAAGAATGGGTAAAGCTATGAAGAAAATTGGATCTGAAGTTACGGATTCAAGTGGAAAATTAAAACCAATGGATCAAATAATTTTAAGTCTGAAAAAAAATATGGCAGGATTTAATGATGCTCAAAAAACAGAATTAACGGAAGCATTATTTGGAAAGGAAGCAGGAAGAAAATTCTTGGCAATGACAAACCAGAGTGAAGAGTCAATTAAAAATATGTTTGAAACCATTAGAGAAAGTGGAGGTTCAACAGCAGAGACTCATGCTGCGATGGCAAGTTTTGGAAGGGAGATGAAAGTATTGGGAGGAAACTTTCAAGTGGTTACTAATCAAATCGGGGGGGCTTTTATGGTTGTATTAAACCCTCTAGCTAAAAGTTTAAATGCTCTTATTGCAGCATCTCAAAAACTTCCGGGTCCAGTTAAAAAATTTGCGGGTGCAATGGCGGCGGCTGGTTTAGCAGCAGGGTTATTAAAAACTGCAATCGTTTTAGTTAAAGGGAATATGATTGCAATGATGATTGTGGGAAAAGTTGCAACATTATTTGGAGGACTTACAAAGGCATTAGGTTTAGCAAAGGCGGCGATGATAGCTTTTAACCTAACGAACCCACTAGGTTGGATTGCTTTAGCAGTAGGGGCAACAGCCGCATTAATAACGAACTTTCAAGGGATTAGAGATTGGATTGTTGAAATTAGTTTAGTTATTAGAAATCACATTTTAGGGGTCTGGAACGCTCTCCCAGCCGCAATCAGGAAGTTCTTTACTGGGGATGGGGCGACAATTGAAATTCCAGCAGTAAAAGATAGTGAAGGAAATGTTATTCATGCAGGGACAAATAAAATTGCGGCAGCCACAATGGATAAAACCAATATTCTTGGAGGGAAGGGATCAGGGAAGGGATCAGGGAAGGCAACTGGATTAGAAAATGAACCAGGAAAAACAAAGTCTGTTGTCGCTGGAATGAAAGAAGCCTTATCTGATTATGCTAAGAAAGCTGCTGACGTAGGGACACAAGTAAAAGATTCAATGAATAAAGCTTTAAAAGGGATGGAGGATGCTCTTGTCAACTTCGTTATGACAGGCAAGCTTGCTTTTAAAGATCTTGCTCGTTCAATTTTAAATGATATTACAAGGATATTTATTAGAAAGACAATAATGGCTCCTTTTGGAAATTGGCTTGATGGTGTTCTTAAGAACGCTAATGGAAATGTTTACGCACAAAATGGAATAAAAAAATTTGCAAGAGGTGGCATCGTAAACAAACCTACTATTTTCCCGTTTTCAAAAGGAACTGGTCTGATGGGCGAAGCAGGCCCAGAAGCAATAATGCCTTTAAAACGTGGAGAAGGAGGGCGGTTAGGCGTTGAAGTTGTAGGAGGTGGAGGTAACACGATTGTAAATATTTCAGTTGATGCAAAAGGACAAAAACAAGTTGAAGGGGATGAAACAAAAGCTAATGAGTTAGGTCGTGCAATATCTCAAGCTGTTACAGCAGAATTAGTAAAACAAAAACGTCCGGGGGGCATCCTTAGCACTTCTTAATTATGGCTCAACCTTTTCCTTCTACTGTTCCTGCTCCTAGTTATGGAATCAGCAAATCATCCAAACCTAAAATTCGTGTTGTTAAATTTATGGATGGCTCAGCCGAGCAACGTTTAACTTTTGGGATGAATAATAACCCTAAAACATGGAATCCAACTTGGGAAAATATAACCCAAACAGAATCAAACATTATTGAACAATTTCTAGACGCAAGAGCCGCCGACGCTGATTACTTTACTTGGACCCCACCAAACGAATCAAATGGAAAATATGTTTGTCGGGACTGGAGCAAGCAGATTAATTTTGCTGGTCTTGCAACTATTACTGCAACTTTTGAAGAAGTCTTTGAAGCATGACCTATATAACAGAATTACAAGGGACTAACCCATCAGCAATTATTGAACTTTTTACTTTAGAGCTAGTTCCTTCTATTCATGGTTCATCGACTGTTCATCGTTTTCATGCAGGTAGAAATCAAAATAATGCAAGTATTGAGTTTGGAAATAATACTTATACAGCTTTACCGATAGAAGCCGATGGATTTGAGCAAAATGGAAAGCAAAGCGCAAGGCCAACATTGAGAATTAGTAATTTAGCTGGAACAGTAACAACAATTCTTTCTACTTTGTCAATGGGGTTAGAGGGGGCAATCGTTAAACGAGATCGAACCTTACTAAGGTATTTAGATCCTTCAAATTTCACAGGTGGAATATCACCATACAGTCCAGACCCAACGGCAATTTTTAATTCACAAGTATATGTAATTGATCGTAAATCTTCTGAAAACAGAGATTTCGTTGAATTTGAATTAGCAAATTCCATTGATGCAATGGTGAGGCTACCAAAACGGCAAGTCTTATCAAATGAGTTTCCTGGTATTGGTTCGTTTTATAGATGACGTGGAAAACTAAAGCGTTAGAACATGCAAAAGAAAAATTCCCTTGTGAATCATGCGGTTTATTAGTTGTTGTTAAAGGTAAGGAGACTTATTTCGCTTGTAAAAATATTGCGGAAGATCCAGAGGATATTTTTATTATTGATCCTAAAGATTGGGCAAGGGCCGAGGATAAAGGCGAAATCATCTCAGTGATTCATAGCCACCCGACAACATCCCCAGAGCTATCAATGGCGGATAAAGTGGCTTGTGAAAATACTAAATTACCGTGGTATGTCGTAAATCCTGACTCTGAAGAATGGGTTAAATATGACCCTTGCGGATATAAAGCCCCGTTAATTGGTCGTCAATGGGTGTGGGGTGTTAATGATTGTTGGTCATTGTGCCGTGATTATTACAAAGAACATTTAGGGATTAATTTAAGAGACTGGGATAGACCAACAAGTTCAGATGCTTTTGATTTGGATCCAATGTTTGAACGTTGTTTAATACCAACAGGATTTAGAGAATTAAAACCAGAGGAAGGGCTACAGAAAAATGATTTATTATTATTTAGCATTGGTTCACCTGGACTAAATCATATTGGTTTGTATCTAGGAGATCAATTGGTTTTACATCATTTACAGAGTCGTTTATCAAGTCGTGATTTATTAAGCGAATTTCTATTAAGATGTATGAGAACAAGGTATCGATATGAGTTTGCGTAAAATAAAACTATATGGCGAATTGGCAAAGTTTTGTGGAGAACGTGTTCTTGAAGCAGACGTATCAAACGCAGCGCAAGCAATACGTTTCTTATGTGTAAATTTTGAAGGTATTGAAAAACATATGTCTAATCAGTATTACAAAGTATCGGCAGGGGATTGGGATATAGATAAAGATGAGTTGCACTATCCAACGGGACAAAGCGACATTTCAATTGTTCCTGTTGTTGGTGGAGCTAAAGGCAAATGGATGAAGATTTTCATCGGTGCGGCTTTAATTACTATGGCTTTTACTACTGGCGGCGCATCTTTGGCAGCATTAGGCACTGGAAAGGCTTTTGCTGGAGCGGCGGCTTGGGCTGGTACGGCTGCCGCTGTCGGAGCTAATTTGGTTTTATCAGGTGTTTATGAATTATTAACGCCTATTCCAGAGATTCCAAAAGCTGAACTTGACCCAAAAAATAGTTTTAGTTTTAATGGCATCCAGCAAACACACCATCAAGGGGTCGCCATACCAATTCAATATGGTTGGGAAATACTCGTTGGATCCATAGTTATTTCAGCGGCAATTGATACCGTTGCGGTTGAGGTGACAACATGAGTCCTACAACTGCAAAAGATAATCTTGACTCGACGCAATATGTACGAATTCTTGATTTAATTGGTGAGGGTGAAACGGGGGGTCTTGTTGATGGTGAGAAGTCAGTATTTTTTAATAACACACCTTTAGAAAATGCAAACGGAACTGCAAAAAATTTTAAAGACGTTTTAGTAGAAGAAAGAACAGGCCAATATCCACACAGCGAAACAGGTGGCAGTCAGCCTGTAATAGGTGTAACTGCAAATACATCAATAACAACACCCACTAATTACTCAGCAATTCAGCAAGGCACACCAAATATTAAACAACTGTCAAATTCTAGTATTGATGCGGTAAAACTTACGATTGCTGTTCCTCAACTGCAAGAGGCAACTGATAAAGGCGATATTATTGGAGCTGAAATTGAATTAAAAATTGAGATTCAATATTCAGGGCAAGGTTGGCAAACTAAAGTCTCTGGTGATGATGGAAAAATAACAGGTAGAACAGGCGATTTGTATCAAAGAGATTATTTAATTAGATTAGATGGTCCGTTTCCTGTAAATATTAAACTAACAAGAATTTCAGCTAATAGACGAAATACAAATCAGAGAGTATGGGATGATTGTATTTGGACTACATACACAGAAATAATTTATGATAATAGACCATATGATAACAGCGCACTTATTGGGCTAAGGATAAGCGCAGAACACTTAAATAATATCCCCAATAGAAGTTATTTAGTACGTGGTGTTAAGGTCGCAATTCCTCAAAATGCAACTGTTGATTCAAGCAATGGTGCTTTGATTTTTAGTGGTCTTTTTAATGGACAACTTACAGATCAGTTGTCAACACCTGTTAAATACACAACATCATGCCCTGTTTGGTGCTTATGGGATTTATTAACTAACGATAGATATGGTTTAGGTTTAGACGCTAATGATTTAGATATTTATTCTTTTTATGCTGCTTCTCAGTATGCCAATGCAAATAATACCAGACCTAGTAATTCAAATAATGATTACGGGCCTAATGGTAAACATGGTATATCTGATGGCTTTGGAGGATTTGAACCTCGTTTTTCTTGCAACGTAAATATACAAGCGGCGCAAGAAGCTTATACGATTATTAATCAATTATGTTCAATATTTAGGGCGCAAGCTTTCTGGGCTACGAGTGTGATGATTGCTCAGGATGCGCCACAAGATGCAACATATTTATTTAGTAATAGTAATGTATTAGAGCCGGGTTTTACTTATGCTTCTAGTAGTCAAAAAACACGAACTAATGTCGCAGTTGTTAAATACTTTGATAATGAATTAAGAGATTATCAATTTGAAGAAGTTAAAGATCAAACATATATAAATCGTAATGGTGCGATTGTTAAAAATGTGGATGCCTTCGCCTGTACTAGCAGGGGTCAAGCCAATCGAATTGGGCAATGGTTGATCTATATGGAAAACAACTCGGAGACTTGTTCTTTTGTAACTTCACTTACAGCAGGTCTCTCATTGCGTGTTGGTCAAGTAATAGAAATTGCTGATGATGTTAAATCAGGAAGTAGAAGGTCGGGACGTATTGCAAGTGCAACAACTACCGCAATTACCGTTGATGATGCGACAGGTTTAACGACTAGTAATTCACCACATATTTCGGTAATGCTTCCAAATAATCTTCCGGAAAAACGTGCGGTCAGTAGTATTTCAGGGAATGTTATTAGCATTAACTCTTCAACACCTTTTTCATCCGCCCCTGAGTCTAATTCAATATGGCTTTATGAAACATCAAATATATTGCCTTCGACTTGGCGAATTGTTGCAATAGAAGAACAAGATGAAACGAATTATGCGGTTACTTGTTTGACATATAATTCTACTTCTTATAACTACATTGAAAATATTGGAACTTTATTACCAAGAGATATTACTGATTTGAATGTTGCGCCTGATGCTCCTACTGGAACACATGCGGAAGAATTGATATATGACAACTTAGGAATTGCAAGGGTTAAAATTATTGTTAGTTGGACAAATACGACTGATAATGCATATGTAAGATTTAGATTTGAGAATGGAAACTGGGAATCAAGACTCGTAGAAAAATCAAAACAATTAGAAATATTAGATGTCGTTGTTGGTACTTATGAAATAGAAATTTATAGTGTTAGCGCGTCAGGCTTAAGAAGTGTTGACCCTGCAAATTTAACAGTAAATGCAGTAGGGAAGACAGCAGTTCCAAGTCAAGTTGCTGGTTTAAATTTAATTCCTATTAATGAATCAAGTGCAATCCTTCAATGGGATAGAAGTTCAGAACTTGATGTGATTTTAGGAGGTCAAGTTTTTATCAGACGATCAAATAAAACATCAGGTGCGAAATGGGGTGATGCGGTTTCTATTTTCAAACCTAGATTGGATCCAGTAACAAATAAGAAAATTGAACAGGGCGTTCCTGGTAGTTCAACTCAATACATAGTTCCTTTGTTAACAGGAACATATTTACTTAAATTTGTAGATGATGGAGGCAGAATATCTGGCAGCCCTGGATCAACAGATTCAGCGTGGGATAGTGTTCGAGTTGTTGTTATTAGACCAGAGCCTACTGATCGTCTCAGGGTAGTAAGGGTCGATGAAACGCAGGATCCCCCAGGTACAAATATTATAGGAGGATTTAATGGCACAAAAGTTGACACAGTTTGGGAGAGTCATTTCAACTCAGGTAAAGATGCTTTGCTTTTAACGGTTACGAATGGGGCTACTGCTTCAAGCGGAACTTATAAATTTTATGCACCTGTTGATTTAGGTAATGTTTATAGCGTCAATATTCAAAGCATTTTAGATACTTATTCTTTTGGTAATGAAACCCTATGGGATGATCGAACTGACTGGATCGACAGTTGGGGTGATATAGATGATGTAGGGGCAGTAATCTCTGACAAGTGTAATGCAACTTTATTTTTAAGAACTACTAATGACGACCCAACTTCATCACCTACGTGGGGAGATTGGCAAGAGTTTTCTAATGTTTTAGTAAGAGCTAGAGGCATAGAATTTTATTTAGAACTTACATCTGCGGATACTGCTCAGAATATTGCCGTAACAGACTTAGGGGCAATAATTGAATTACAGTCAAGGATTGAAACCATTACAACACCTGTTACTTCTGGGGCTGATATATATAAGGTTTTGTTTTCTAATGCCTTTTATGAACCGCCAGCCGTATATGTCACGCCAAGTGAGTCAACAGCTCAAGAAGGTGATTATTTAAGCGTCAATAACATTACAAGAACTGGTTTTGAAGTAACATTTAGGAACACAGGTAGCAGTGCAATGCTCTCACGATCATTCGTTTGGGGTGCAACTGGCTACGGTAAACAAACAAGCTAATGTCAATTTTAAGAAATGGTGATTACAGTCTCAACAATCAAACTGGGCTGAATTTTAGAACTGAATTAAATAAAATTTTAGAAGATGTTAAATCCTTAAATGCGGATGGTAATGGGCCAACGCAAACATCTGCTCATATGTTGTGGGCGGATACGACTAATAATTTATTAAAGGTTAGGAATGGTTCTAATAACGCTTGGATCACGCTTGGTACTTTAGGCACTAACTTGGGGATGGCTTCGTTGTCAGAGGCTACTCAACAAAATTTCACAGGTCCAATTCAAGCAACAGAATTTATATCTAACTCTACAGGTCGTTTAAAAATGCCTGTTGGAACAACAGGTCAACA